CAAACAAATGATTTATATTTTAATTTGGCAACATTTCTGCAATTGTTGCATTTTTAATGCAACTTTTTGAACGTTTTTCGGGGATAAGTGAAAGGCTTTGACTTTTCAAAATTTATGTTAGGAGTTGGATATATGTACGAACAAATACCGCAGGAGATTAAAGCCCTGCCAAACTGGATATGCTGGGACGCTGTGCCTGATGAAAAGAGAGGGAAGATAAAGAAAGTGCCGATAAACGCACTTACCGGCGGAGGGGCTATGTCAAATAACCCCTCTACTTGGTGCGATTTCGATACGGCTGTGAGAGCCTCGGAAAAACATTCGGGCATAGGATTTATGTTCGGCGGCTGTCCGTATTTCGGTGTTGACATTGACGGCAAAGAGGAGGAGCTTGAGGCATACCAAAGGGGAGAGAACGGCAACATCATATCTGAATTTATCTCCACCCTGCAAAGCTATACTGAGATATCTCAATCGGGCAAGGGCATACATATCATATGCAGAGGAACGCTCCCGAAGCGTGGCAGACGTAAAGGCTCAGTTGAGATGTATGAGGACGGCAGATTTTTCGTTATGACAGGCAACTCCTGCTCAGAATATGAGGGTATCGCAGAGTGTTCCGACAGCATAAAGCCATTGCACGAAAAGTATATAGGCGGCGGTCACGAGCCTGTGGCAAAGGCTGTTCCTGCTGTCAGACTTGACACCGCAGACCAGATAATCAAAGCGGCGGCAGGAGCAAAGAACGGCGGAAAGTTCGTTTCTCTCTACAGCGGCAGAACCGCAGGATATACCTCTCAGTCTGAGGCTGATATGGCGTTCTGCTCAATGCTTGCCTTCTGGACAGGCTGTGACGCAGAGAAAATGGATGTGATATTCCGCTCCTCAGGTCTTATGCGTGAAAAGTGGGACAGAGCGCAAAGCGGTTCGACCTATGGCGCACTCACGATCCAGAAAGCCATTGCCGATTGCGACAAGACCTATTCGCCAAAGTTCGCAGGGGGATTTTCTCTTAACTTCAAGTCGCCCTCTGAGCCGATTTCTGTGGGCGCTGTGGAGCAGGAAGAAGCCAAGCCAAGACTTTATTCATTTGACGATACAGGCAACGCAGAACGCTTTGTTGACCTTTTTGGCGAGCAGGTGAGATACTGTTATACAGACAAACGCTGGCTTTGGTATGACGGCAGAAAGTGGTGTACCGATATGACAGGCACAGTTAAACGTCTTGCTGATAAGGCTGTGGCTTGTATGGCGGGAGAGGCAAAGGTGTACGCTCAGCTTGACGCAGACGAGGAAACGGATATGGCGAAAGCCTTTGAAAAGCATATGAAGTCCTGCCGTTCTAACAAATCAAAGAACGCAATGCTAAGCGAGGTCATGCACCACGTTCCTGTTCTGCCTGCTCAAATGGACAGATTTAAAACTGTTCTCAATACCCCGGGTGGAGTTATCGACCTGCGAAGCGGCGGCATATCTCCTCACGACCCTATGACATATCTGACGAAAATGACAGCCGTTGAGTATTCAGAGAACGCCGATTGTCCTCGCTGGCTTGCCTTTCTTGACGACATTTTCAGAGGAGATAAAGACCTTATCAGATACGTTCAGAAAGCTGTGGGATATTCCCTGACAGGCTCGACCACCGAGCAATGTGCGTTCTTTCTATACGGAACAGGACGAAACGGCAAGTCAACTTTCATTGATATCATAAGGGATATTTTCGGGGACTATGCGGCAAATATCCAACCTGAAACTATTATGGTGCGTTCAAATCAGAGCACCGCCATAAACAGCGACATCGCAAGGCTCAAAGGTGCAAGGCTCGTGACAAGCGTTGAGCCTAACGAGGGTGTTCGTATCAACGAGGGTCTGCTCAAACAGCTTACAGGCGACGATACTGTTACGGCAAGAAAGCTTTACGGCGACGAGTTCGAGTTCAAGCCTGAGTTCAAGCTTTGGATGGCGACAAACCATAAGCCTGTCATCAGAGGAACGGATACGGGCATATGGCGAAGAATTCATATGATACCCTTCACTGTGCAGATCACCGAAGAAAAGATAGACCGCAGGCTGAAATACAAGCTGTCGGCGGAGCTTACGGGCATATTCCGCTGGGCGGTCGAGGGCTGTCTGCTGTGGCAGAAAGAGGGGCTTAAAATGCCTCGTGCCGTCCTTGAAGAAGTGAGGGAGTACCGCCGTGAAATGGACGTTATCTCTGCATTTGTTGAGGATAAGTGTACTGTGGGCAAGGGTCTGAGCGTTAAGTCAAGTCAGCTTTTTGCGGCATATCTTAACTGGGCTGAGCAGAACAATGAATATCGTATGAGCTCAACAAAGTTCGGTATGGAGCTTGCAAAACGCTTTGAAAAAGTAAAAGGCAGAGGGTGCAATTATTATTCAGGTATAACCCTTGACGAGCAAGTGTAAGTATCTGTAAGTGTGGAGGGTTGTGGATAGGTTGAGGGGGTTTCTTAACCTTTCGTATAAGAAAATAAAAAGAATATATATAAAGAAAGAATTCTTGAAAAACAGCGAAAACCCTCCACAACCCTCCACAAAAGGGGGTATCAACTATAAAGATAGATTTCAAAAGAATGTCACAAGAAGAATTTGCACGATATGAAGATATGGCGATAGACGGCAGGCTCATCTATGACGAGTATCCTGCTGAGGAATATAAGTATTTCTCGCAGTTATCAAGACTTGGCTACAAGAACAGGCATGAGGGCTGGTCAAAAGAGATATGCGAGGACAAGCAGGCGGAATACAAGCGGGAATATCTTCACAGCAAAGAGCGAAACGGCAGGTTTTTCAGGCAAGCCTGCATAATGCAGGAGAATATCCGCAGAGGGCAGACAACGGTCTGGAAGATAAACAAAACGCAGGACAGGGAAGAAAAACTCAAATACGCATTGCAGGCACTTGAACTGATACTCTGCGACGAGGGACTTGCGAAACATAACGGAGCAAACATACCTGAATATGCAGGCTGTGAATACTGCAATGGAGTGACAGAGTGGAGCGAAAAGCTTGGTGCAGACGGCAAGGAAGTCCGTTTTGAGTTCTGTCCTGTTTGCGGAAGAATGATCGAGGAGGGATAAAGGTTGACAGCAGAAGAATATTTGAACAAGCTGGTGGATATAGACAAGCGTATATCGGCGATAAGGCGTGCCATAGAAAAATGCTATGCAAGGGCTGAGAGTACATCGCCGCAAAACTCCGATATACCGCCCAGCTTTACAGGCGGCACGTCAAGAAAGATAGAAGACAGTGTTGTGATGATAGCGGACTATAAGACGGAGCTTGAAACGCTTTGCAAAAGTTACGAACAGATGTCATACAATGTATTGTGTATCACGGACAGTATGCCTGACAGCAGACTTGCGGCGTTGATAATCAACAAATACATAAACGGAATGTCATGGGAACGAACAGCTGAGGCTCTTGACCGTGAGGCAAATTATACTCGCAAGGTGCTTGGTCCAAATGCGATAAAAATGTTCAAGAAATTTTATCAGACGCCCGAAAAAGCCCTTGTATCACCCCTGTCAAGAGAGTATAATGATAATATGCCATAACGGCAAAAAATTCTTTGCGGACCTCCATAAAAAAGTCCGACGGGGCGAAAGCTCCGTATGCAGGTTGAGAGCGAGCCACCGCTCAGATCTGCTCCAACATTTACAAAACTCCTTATAATATTTTCACAAGGGCGGCTGCTTTTTGCGGTCGCTCTTGCGTTGCGTCGTAAAAAGTTCATAAATGTCGAATTCTTGATATACTGCATAAAAAATACAAATGTGTTTTATGCAGTAAATAGAAATTCGGTGCATTTCGTTGATTTTCGCTCTGATTAGTGATATTATTTAAGAAATATTATTATGAGGAGTGATTGTTATGGAAAACAAATTTGATAAAATAATGCATTATGCTAATTTCAATATTACTTTTGGTGCTGAAAATGAGCCAATGCTGTCTTATTTTGAAGATATTATCTTACCGGCGTTTAACAGCGGTTATAAACGTGTGAAGGTGATTGATGGAAAAGAGGATTTTCCCAAATTTAGTTTTAGCGATATTGAGCTTAAGTGTATAGATGGTGTTTATGTCCTGGTTGGTAATTATATAAAAGAAACAGAATATAATATATTATCACAAATAAAAGGTGGCAAACTGACAAGTGTTAATTCTCTAGTACCGGCCGCTCCGTATTCACGCTTTATTATTTTTCTTGATAATCATAAGATGATTTTGGTGCGTAATCAAATTGCAAGCCCAGACATACGTAGTTTTCAAAAGACTTTTATGGAGTGCATAAATAGTTTTATAAGAGTTAATAATAAGTCTATTCCAAAGGGTAGTTCGGCTCTGCCACATGCTAGTGTACATATAGTGGATATGCCAAAGTATGATGATATAGATTGTATGTTTTCAAATGTCAAAAAGATTAGAAAAGTAAATTTGTCCTTTTACCCACTTAACAATGATGAATATCATTTGCCACTTTTTGAAAATCTCACGGAAACACGTAAAAGTATTTGTAGTAATACTGGTAGTGTTAGTTTTAATTCGCCAAAATCAAAATCAGGTGTAAAAGAGCTTATGAATAATGCTAATGGCTTAGTAAAAACGTCAGTTTATGTTGAAACTTATGATGGGGGAAAAGAAAAAATAACGCCAGAAACTGTAGTTACAACTCGTAACGTAACTGTTTCTGGAGATTTGACGGATAAGTCAGATGAATATTTGTTTTCTGTAGCTAGAAATTCTAACGTTATGAGTGAGGTGAGCAGTTCAAACAAAAAAATATATGATAGAGTCAAAAAAACTTTAATGAAATTTATAAAGATAAAATAATTTTATTCGGCGGTGTCATATGAAAACCAATGATAATCATAATTTATATGATCGTTCTTTAGATGAATTTATACGTAAATTCCAACCTAAAGATATAATAAAAAATGCAATAAGGGAAATAGTGCCTAACAAAAGAAATTGGAAATCTTTTTGCATATTGGTCATAATAAGTATTATCCTTTCTTTAGCTGTGGCTTTCAATAAAAACACAATTAGCATTGTATCAAATATTGCAAATAAAATGATTGATATACAACTTGCAGTGTTTGGAAGCGTATTGGCAATTTACTCAATTATACTTGTTCTTTTAGATGATGAATTTACGAAACTGCTAGCAAAGCTGGAAGATTCGGAAAAGGAAAACAAAACAGAATTGAATAAGAGCATTCAATATATGGAATCAGTGTTGTATTTGTATTTATTTGGTCTAATGACTTCTGTTTTTATTTATTTCGTTTGTCTGTTATTTGATAATGGTTTTTTACTATTTTCAAGTGAATTTTTTAGTAGTTTTTTGTGTGCATTGTTTATAATACCATATTTGTCATATAGCATTCGTATAATTTATGAATTGAAAAGTATCGTTTTTAACACGGCTGTTTTATTAAGATATAGCATTGCAAAAAAATTACTAAAGTTTGTGGAAGAAGAGAATAGTCAGGATAAAAAATAACAAATTAAAGCCCCACTAAATCGGGGCTTTTTTCATACCCAAAAGAACAAAAAAACCGAGGTGAGGTGAATGCCGAATGAACAGAATTTAATAGTTCCAAGCTCGAGTGAAGCTCGAAAAAACGGCTCGAAAGGCGGTAAAAAATCAGGCGAAGTCCGCAGGCGTAAAAAGACTATGAAGCAGGTAATGGACTTCCTGCTTGAACAGCCTGCCAATACCAGAGCAGACTATGAGTTTCTAGTGGAGCAGGGCATTGACCTTAACAGCCTTGACCCCGACTTCATAAACAATATGCTTCTTGTGAATGCGGCTCTTATGGCAAGGGCTAAGCAAGGGGACGTTGCGGCGGTGAAAGAGCTGCGTGACATTATCCGTGATGACGATATGCTCAAACATAAGATAAAATACGATAACGCAAGGCTCAGGCTTGAAAAACAAAAGCTTGAGCCTGTTTCTATGCCTGATAAGGCGTACAGCGGTATCCCTGCGAGCCTTGTCGCTCCTACGTTCTCGCCTGTCCTGTTCGATATTGCAGAGCAGGAACATTCTGAGTATGTTTTCCCTGGCGGACGTGGCTCGACTAAATCTTCATTCTGCGGTCTGAACGTTATCGACCTGCTGATGAAGAACGAGAATATGCACGCCTGCGTCCTGCGTGCTGTGGCGAATACTCTTAAAGACAGCGTTTATTCTCAGATACTCTGGGCAATATCTGCACTTGGTCTTGATGATGAGTTTGCCTGCACAAAGTCGCCCCTTGAGATCACACGCATTTCAACAGGGCAGAAAATATACTTTCGTGGTGCCGATGACCCGCACAAGATAAAGTCTATCAAGCCGCCTTTTGGCTATATCGGCATCGTGTGGTTTGAGGAGCTTGACCAGTTCGGCGGTGAAGAAGCTGTGCGAACGATAGAACAGTCTGTTATAAGAGGCGGCGAGAGAGCATATAAGTTCAAGTCTTTCAACCCTCCGAAGTCGGCTCAGAACTGGGCGAATAAGTACATCAAAGTGCCGAGAACGGACAGACTCGTTACCGAAAGCACTTATCTTACTGTGCCGAAAAAGTGGCTTGGCAAGCCTTTTCTTGATGACGCCGAATTTCTCAAAGAAACCAATCCCACTGCCTATGAGAACGAGTATATGGGCGTTGCAAACGGCACAGGTGGCAATGTCTTCGACAACGTCCTCATAAGAGAGATAACCGACGACGAGATAGCACAGTTCGATAACATCTATAACGGCGTTGACTGGGGCTGGTATCCCGACCTTTACGCTTTTGTCAGAGTGCATTACGCTCCTGCTCAGCACACGCTGTTCATATGGCAGGAGTACACCTGCAACAAAACAAAGAATGTTGATACCGCAAAGCATTTGCTGGAGCTTGGTATCACGGCAAATGACCTTATCACCTGCGACAGTGCAGAGAATAAGTCTGTTGAGGATTACAGAGCATACGGCTTGCTTGCGAGAGGCGCAGAGAAAGGCCCTAACAGCAGGGAGTATTCATATAAGTGGCTGCAATCTCTGCGGAATATCGTTATAGATAACAAGCGTTGTCCTGTGGCTTGCGAGGAGTTCATCAACTGCGGGTATGACAGGGATAAAGAGGGCAACGTTATAAGCGGCTATCCCGACGGCAATGACCACGTTATCGACGCCGTTCGGTATGCAATGGAAAGAGTATGGAAAAGGCGGGGTCAGTAAGCTATGGGCATTATTTCAAAAATAAGGGAGTGGATAAGCAGAATGCTTTCAAAGTCAGATATAAAGGGCGTTTACGGTATTGATATCGCCGTGACGGACAGTATGATAAGAGCTATCGACAAGTGGGACAGAATGTATGCAGGTAATGCAGCACCCAAGGGAGTTCACTCTCTGCGGCTTGAACACGCTGTTGTGAGGGAGTTTGCAAACACGGCTATCAATGAAATGACCCTGAAAGTTTCCAACGATAAGCTTGATGCCATAATGAAAAACGCTCTTGAAAACCTCAACAAAAATCTGCAAAGAGGTCTTGCAACAGGAGCAATGATAATAAAACCGCTGGGTGCTGATAAGGTGCAGTATGTTCCACAGTCGCAATTTATTCCTGTGGAGTATGACGTGAACGGCAGGCTTATAAAGGTCATTTTCCCTGAGATAAAACGCATGGGCGATAATGATTACCGCATAAGGCTTGAATATCACGCTCTGGACTATGAAAAAGAACTGACTATCACAAACAGGGCTTTCCGTTCCAATGACGGCGTATCTCTCGGCGCTGAGATACCTCTCACGGCTGTTTCAGAGTGGGCGGAACTTATCCCTCAGATAGCCTATCCCCTTATGCTGCGACCCTCTTTTGGCTATTATGTCAACCCTATCGACAATACAGTTGATGGTTCACATTCAGGCGTATCAGTGTTCGCAGGGGCGGAAGAAGTCATAAGAAAAGCTGATATCCAATTCGGCAGGCTCGATTGGGAGTTTGAATCAGGAGAGCGTGCCATAGACGTTGACGAGGCTGTGCTAAGACCTGTGACAGACCCGTTCACAGGTAAGAAACGTGCAGAAATGCCTAAGCTCAATGAACGGCTTTTCAGAGGGGTAAACGTGTCGGCTGGCACGAGCGGTGACTTTTATCACGAGTTCTCACCGCAGTTAAGACAGGCTGATTTTATCGCAGGACTTGAAGAATACAAGCGTGAGATAGAGTTTGCTGTGGGGCTGTCCTATGGGGATATCTCAAACCCTCAGACAGTTGATAAGACGGCAACGGAGATAAAGTCCTCAAAGCAGAGAAAGTTCGATACTGTCACGGCGATACAGAATAACCTCCGTGTCTGCCTTGAAGACCTCTGCTATTCGCTGGCGTTTTATAATGGGCTTACTCAAAGCGGTTATGAACTGTCTGTGAACTTTGAGGACAGTATCCTTGCTGATGATGAAACAAAGCGTGCAAGCGATCGTCAGGACGTTTCTATGGGCATTATGCCACTGTGGGAATACCGAATGAAATGGTATGGTGAGGACGAGAAAACGGCTAAGAAAATGACCTCCGACAGCACCGCAGAGGTGATAGAATAATGCTCAAAGCAAGCGAGATAGAGCGAGTTTCAATGGTTCTTGACAAGCCTCTGCGTGACCTTGAAATGCAGATAATGGAGGATATCGTCCGCAGGATAAAGATAAACGGTGAGATAACACGTTCGGCGGATTGGCAGATATACAGGCTTCACGAGCTTGGAATGAGCAAGCGTGAGATAAAGAAAGCCATAGCCGATAACCTTGACCTCTCCAAAGACGAGATAAAAGAGCTGTACAATGATATCCTGCAAAAAGGCTATGAATGGGACGATAGCATATACAAGACCAAAGGCAAGGCACGGATACCCCTTGAAGAAAATGAGGGGCTGCAAAGGCTGCTGTCGGCTGTATCGGAGCAGACTTCGGAGGAGCTTAAAAACATATCTCAGTCACTTGGATTTGCAGTAAAACAGCCTGACGGCAAGTTGAAATTCACGCAGGCGGCAGACTTCTATCAACAGAGCCTTGACAACGCCATAATGGGCATAGCAAGCGGAGCGTTCGATTATAACACGGTCATAAAGAAAGTCATTTCGGATATGACGAACTCAGGTCTGCGTACTGTGGACTATGCCACAGGCTGGAGCAACAGGGCAGACGTAGCCGCAAGGCGTTCGGTGATGACAGGGCTTTCACAGCTGACCGCAAAAATGAATGAGGACAACGCCAAAGAGCTTGGCACAGACTATTTTGAAGTCACTTGGCACAGCGGAGCAAGACCCTCTCATCAAGAATGGCAGGGCAAGGTCTACAGCAAAAAAGAGCTTGAAACTATCTGCGGTCTTGGTACTGTGACAGGTCTGTGCGGAGCGAATTGCTATCACGATTATTACCCCTTTATTCCCGGCATATCTGAGCGTTCCTATACAGATGAGGAGCTTACACAGATGAATGCAGAGGAGAACAAGCCTGTTAAGTACGGTGATAAAGAGTACACAAAGTATGAGGCTTTACAGCGGCAAAGAAAGCTTGAAACTGCAATGAGAGCTCAGCGACAGAAGATACATCTTCTTGAAGAGGCAGGTGCTGATGAGGAAGATATCATCAACGCACGCTGCCGATATCGTGGCACTTCCCAGGAGTACACGAGGTTTTCAAAAGCAATGGGTCTGCCTCAGCAGAGAGAGCGTGTGAACGCCGACGGACTGGGGAATATCGGGGCTGGAAAAACCAAGATAGACTTGACGCAAAAAGATTATAGTGATATAATTTATATGAAAGGTAAGATGTCTGATATAGACGTGCGAAAGTGGTACAGACACCATAACAAAAATATCCCTCAGCTTATCGACAAAAGCAAGTCTATTGAAGAACAGGCAAGGCAAGCTTGTGAACTGCGTAACAAGTATCGCTTTCAGGCAAGAGAGTTAATGGAAGATCAAAAAGCTCGTAAAACCCTTGACCAGACCGAACCTATCATTTCTTTTGAAGACTTGGTATCAAATAAAATGGTACGAAAAAACATGAGCAGAGAAGAAGCTATAGCAGACACTTTGAAAACCGCTGTAAAAACACGAAGATCAGTAGATAAAAGGTATGGATTGGATGATCAGCAATGAAAAAATATGAATACAATATTTGCACGGCTGCGGACAAAGAAATTTTTGAAAAGCAATGTGCGGCATTGGAAAAGCATATTCCAGGCATTGAACGGTCCGATATGCTGACAGATGTTGACGGCTCACAAACGCAGATATACACATTAAACGGAAAGAAGATAATCGTACACAACAGTTATTATATTGACGCTGTGTACATTGATTCAGAAGTTGAACTTACAGAGTATTTCAAATGATAATTTTACCGCTTGACTAATGTCGGGCGGTATTTTTATACCCAAATATCGGAACTAAGCACCTTAACGGGTGCTTTTTTCATACCATTTCGTCCTTGATATGACGTTAAACTGTCAGACTTTCACACCGCAGACAGAGCGGTATATAAGCTATGTAGAAAGGGCAAACATATGAAAAACATTTTTGAGATCCTTGCCGCTATGGGTATCGCTATCCCTGAGGACAAGAAACAGGACATCACAAAACAGGTGGCAGAGAATTATAAAACTGTGGCTGAGTTTGAAAAGGTGAAAAGCCGCCTTGAGGTGGAGCGTGATAATTATAAGGACAGCCTTGATACCGCACAGAACTCTCTCAAAGAATTTGAGGGGGTGGACGTCAAGGAGCTTAACGGCAAAGTCGCACAGCTCACCGCTGACCTTGCTAAGAAAGATACCGAGTATCAGGCGAAGATATCTGATATGGAGTTTGACGCTACCCTTGATAACGCTATCTCGGAAAGTAAGGCAAGAAACGTCAAGGCTCTTAAAGCTTTGCTTGATGTGGAAACTCTCAAAGCTTCCAAAAATCAGGCAGAGGATATCAAGACGGCTATCGAGAACGTGAAGAAAGATAACGATTATCTTTTTGAAAGTTCCGAGCCTATCAAGAACCCGGTTGCTCCCACAGGGACGCCTGCCGCAGGTGAAGTGAGCAAGGAAACCTTTGCAAAAATGGGGTATATGCAGAGGTTGGAACTTAAACGAACAGACCCCGAAAAATACGAACAGTTGAAAGGATAGGATATTATGAAAATGACAAATGGCATTAGAATTTCTATGCAGTATTTCGCAGAGCAGACAAAGATCACCGACCTTATCGATCCTGAGGTAATGAGTGATATGATCGACGCAAAGATAGAGTCTAAGATAACTGTATCTCCCTTTGCGAAGATAGACAGAACGCTCGTTGGCGTGCCTGGCGACACTATCACAGTGCCACAGTACAAGTATATCGGCGACGCAGTTGATGTTGCAGAGGGTGTTGAGGCCGAAACTGTCAAGCTTGAAACAGACTCCACTCAGGCTAAGGTAAAGAAAGCCATGAAAGCGGTGGAGATAACCGACGAGGCTCTTCTCAGCGGCTATGGCAACCCTGTAGGTCAGGCGACTTCACAGCTTGCAATGTCTATCGCTTCTAAGGTGGACGCAGACAGCATGGACGCACTTATGAAAGCTCAGCTCATCTATGACGGCTTGGCTTCTGTTATCTCTTACAGCGGCATTGTTGACGCTGTTGACAAGTTCAATGAGGAGCTGAACACCGAAAAGGCTATGTTTATTAATCCTCATCAGAACTCACAGCTTAGAAAGGACCCGAACTTCATTTCAGCAGATAAGTATGACGGCAATGTGATCATGACAGGCGAGATAGGCAAAATAGCGAACTGCCGTATCGTTCCGTCAAAGAAGGTTTCACTTAACGAGGCTATCCCAGAACAGTATGTAAGAGTTGACAGCGATGCAGAGGGTGCAAAGGAAGTTGTTGCGGACAGCACAGCTTCACCAACTGCTTCACAGATAAAGCTCGGCTCAGTAACACCTTGTGCAGAGGGTTACGCTCCAAAGGTGGGTGACTATGTTGTAAAGAACGCCGCTGTCAAGGCTGGCACTTTCTACATATGCCCTATCATCAAGCTCAACGCTGATACTGAAACAGAGGACGAAACATCAGCTCTGACTATCTACCTCAAGCGTGACACCAACGTTGAAACAGAGAGAAGAAGCACAAAGCGCTGCACAGATATATCTGCTGACAAGCATTACACTGTGGCTATTTCAGACCAGTCAAAGGTAGTGCTTGCAAGATTCAAGAAGTAAAGAGGTGCGGCAGTATGAAAGCATATGCAAACGAGAGCTATTATATAGGCGTTTATCTTTGCGGCAGAGAGCCTGACATATCTGCCGCTTTTGACTTCTATGCAATGCAAGCCACAAGCCTTATGAAGCAATATACCTTTGACAACGTTGACGAGAACGATATCCCCGAAGAAGTGAAAATGTGCTGCTGCGAGCTTGCGGAGAATATCTTCAAGGCAGAGCAGGAGGGCGGCACTCAGGGGGTATCTTCCGAAAGCGTTGGGGGTTGGTCAAAGTCATATGAAAGCTCAGATATCCGCAGGCAGAACGCTGACAGAGCCGTTCACGATATCGTGTACAAATGGCTCAGCGGAACAGGGCTGCTTTACAGAGGGGTGAGATAAATGCTTGCAAACAGCGATTGCACGGTGTATCTTTTTGACAAGCAGACAGAGGGATTTGTGCGGAAGTATGCAGAGAAAGTTTACTGGTGTGAGAATAAGTCGGGAAGTATCGTGAAAAGCGGTATGCAGACCTCAGACAGCACAAGGGTGTATTTCTATGATGATAATGCACCGAAAAACCCTGCAAAGGATATGCTTGTGAGAGGAAAATGCGAGTTTGAGTTTGATAATCAAACGCCGCAGAGCATATCTGAGAGCATGAAAATCTTCCGTGCGGAGTATGACTTTGTTACGGTAATGAGCATTGATGATTATATGTTCGGTGGTCTGCCACATATGGAGGTGAGCGTGAAATGAAGATAGGTCAGCCTATGGACAGCAGGGCTATAACTTGGGATAAGTCCTTTGCAGGCAAGTATTCAGAACGCTTTGACAAGGCTCAGAAGTTCATTGACGCCGAGTGCATAAGGCATATGGTGAAGTATACACCTACCCTCAGCACTAATCTGAGAAAGTCTGCCACGAGAGGCACAAAAATAGGCAGCGGCAAGATACAGTATCTTGCACCTTACGCACGCTATCAGTATTACGGCAAGCTTATGGTATCCTCTGTTACAGGCTCGTCTTACGCCCGACAGGGTGAAAAGAAAGTGCTGACGGACAAAGACCTTGTTTACAGCACTTTTAAAGAGCCACTTGCCGGTAAGCTTTGGTTTGAGCGAATGAAAGCCGACAAGAAACAGCAGATACTCAGAGGAGCGGCGGCGATAATGGGAGGCAAAGCGAAATGAACATAATCGAGCTTGTGAAAGATATCTTGCAGCAGTTTCCAAAAATATCGGAGGTTTGCAACGATATCCATATCGACTTTACCGACGATACGCCAACCAATTATGGCTTGTCCTCAACAGGCGACAGCCTTATAAGCTCTGATATTCTGGGCGGTCAGACAAGACAGCATAACTTCATTCTCTATGCTGTGTATCAGTCTATGAACGACTTTGACAGAATGTCAAACAGCGGCGTACTGCTTGAATTGCAGATGTGGCTTGAAAGCTATGCAGACAAGCATAGAGATACCACGTTCATTACCATAACAGAGGACGAGGAAAGGACAGGCGTTCTTGAAAAGCTCACCTGTGCAAACGGAATGATATACGCAATACCAAACGAAAACACAAACGATACTGTGCAGTATCAATTGCAGATAGCGGCACAGTATCAGATATAAAAGGAGGAAAACATATGCCTGATTATTCATACAAGAGCGGAAAGCTCAACAGAAGTCATCTTCTGCATTATCTTGACACTACATTCGCAGCGGTCGCCTCATCACCAAGCTGGTATCTTCTCGGCAAGGACGTTGAGGACGCAAGTGTGGCACTCAACCCTGACACTTCCACAAAGAAGAATATCCTTGATGAAACCACAGTTGAGGACAACGGCTATGAGCCTGAGTTCGACCTTGACACATTCTATGCAAAGCCCGGTGACGCACTTTACGAAAAGCTCAAGGATATCATGATGAATCGTCTTACCGGCGACGCCTGCAAGACAAGCGTGCTTGAAGTCATCGTTGACAAGACCACAGGCGCGTATGACGCATGGACGGAAGATGTCATAGTCAAGCCGCAGTCATATGGCGGACCACAGGGGGGCGTAAATATCCCGTTCAACTGCACCTTTGCAGGAAACAGAGTGAAAGGCTCTGTCACCTTTGCGGCAGGCGTGCCAACGTTTGCAAAGACTACGGAAGAATAAACTATATGACAAACATATGAAAGCACTTCGTTCAGAGCGGAGTGCTTTTTGTTTGCCATAATACAGAAAGGATGATAGAAATGTCAATGCAGTCAATAAATTTTAACAGCGGCAATTACAAAGAGTACGCTATAAACGGTGACGAGAACAGAGTTATAAGGATAAACGTGTCAGACGTTGGTATCATCACAAGGATACAGGACGCTATGAGCAATGCTGACAATATCGCAGAAGAAGTGTCAGAACGTGAGAAGAACGAGGACAGAACTCAGCTTCTCAAAGAGTATGACCAGCGTGCAAGAGAAATGGTCAATGACATATTTGGAAGCGATGTGTGTACGGCGGCGCTTGGAAGCGTGAACGTGTTCTCTGTGGCTTCAAACGGCAAGCCTGTGCTTGTGAACTTCCTTGAAGCGCTTCTTGTTGTGGTGGTGCAGGAGATAAAGTCAGCACAGACTGCGGCTCAGATAAAGCTCGAAGAAAAGGTGGAGAAGTACACCGCACCTGTTATCGCTCATCAACATATTGCTCAGCCTGCGGTCAATGTGGCGGAGCTTTCTGACGAGGACAAAAAGGCTCTGCTCAGGGAGCTACTGAAATGATAGGCAGTTTGCCAACAGCCCTTGAAATAGACGGCAGAGAGTATGCCATACACTCGGATTTTCGGGTCATACTGCGGATATATTCAGCCTTTGCAGACCCCGAACTTGACGAGCGTGAAAAGTGCTATGTGTGTCTTAAATGCCTTTACGCTGAGGATATCCCACGAGAGCATTTGCAGGAGGCTGTCAACAAGGCTTATTGGTTTGTAGGCGGTGGAGATGTTCCGCAGGAGAGTGTTCAGCCTGCAAAAACTATCGACTGGGAGCAGGACGAGAGTATTATTTTTCCTGCGGTGAACAAGGCGGCAGGCTTTGAAACGAGGACGGTAAAATATCTTCATTGGTGGACTTTTCTCGGCTATTTCAATGAGATAGGCGAGGGGCTTTTTTCGTCTGTTATAGGCATACGGCAAAAGCTTAACAAGGGCAAAAAGCTTGAAAAATACGAGCAGGAGTTTTACAGAAACCACCGCAATATGATAGACCTTAAACGAAAGCTCTCAGCAGAAGAGCAGAGGGCTGAAAACGAGGACAAAGAGTTTCTGAAACAACTGACGGGAGGTGAATGACAATGGCTGACGGGTGTTTGAATTTTGACACCAACATAAACAGCGAGGGCTTTGAAAAGGGCTTGAAAAGCCTTTCCGATATGGTGGGGGATATCAAGCCAAAGCTTAAAAGCCTTGCAATGGCTGTGACGGCAGCATTCTCCGTCAAGAAGCTTGTGGACTTCGGCAGACAATCCATAGAAACAGCCTCAGACCTTGCGGAAGTTCAGAACGTTGTTGACACGGCTTTCGGTGAATCAAAGCAGAAAATGGAGGACTTCGCTGACACGGCTGTTAAGACCTATGGCATTTCAAAGCTCACTGCAAAGCAGACAGGCTCAAACTTCATGGCAATGGCGGCAGGAATGGGGCTTGCCAATGACAGTGCAAGCGATATGGCTATGGCTCTTACAGGGCTGTCGGCGGATATGGCGTCATTTTATAACGTTGGTCAGGACGTGGCAAGCACGGCTCTGAAATCAATTTTTACAGGCGAAACTGAGACCCTCAAACAGTTCGGTATTGTTATGACGGACGCCAACTTGCAGGCGTATGCGCTTTCAAAGGGTATCACGAAATCAACTGCCGATATGTCGCAGGCTGAAAAAGTCCAGCTGAGATACAACTACGTTATGTCGCAAACGGCTCTTGCACAGGGGGACTTCGCAAAGACGTCTGACAGCTGGGCAAACCAAACTAGAATACTCTCTGAGCAATGGAAAGAGTTCGGAGCAACTATCGGCACTGTGCTGATGAACGTTCTTCTGCCTGCTGTCAAGGCGATCAACAGCGTGCTTTCACAGCTTATATCTTTGGCACAGGGGGCAGCGAGGGCACTTTCAGAGGCGTTCGGTTTTGAACTAAGCAGCAGTGCAGACGAGGCTCAAAGCATAGTGAAAAGCACCTCTCAGGCGGCGGATAATTACAGCGATATAGCCGACAATGCACAACAGGCTCAAGAGGCACAGGAAGGCTCTCTTGCAAGCTTTGACCAGATGAACAAGCTGAATGATGAGAGCAAGTCAGACAGCACTGGGGTCAGCGGAGCTGGGGATATAATGCAGCCTTCCGGGACTAGCGTTGAGGTGGATACGGGTAAGGCAGATAAAAAGCTGTCTGACTTTTTCAAATCAGTAAGAACTCAGTTTGAAAAGTTTGCAGACTATCTTGATAAGAATTTTAAGCCTATTTTCGCTGATATATGGGGCGGACTTGAAAGAGAGAGCATTGAACTTGCTCAGATACTCGGCGGAGTTTTCAGCGATATAAAGTCGCTTTCCGAGCCGCTCAAAGCTTATTTTATAAACGATTTTACACCGCTTATGCAGACCGCTTTCAGCACGCTTGGCAAGATAGGCATAGGACTTTTTGACAGCTTCAACAAGGTGTTTTCTGATATCTGGAATGTGGCAGTGTTTCCTATACTGCAAAACTTTCTCACTGTAGGATTACCCCTAATGGCGGATTTTGGCACACAGACATGGAACACGCTAGGCGTACTGTTTGACAACATAAAAGAGATCTTCGATACCTTGTGGAACGGCATTGCACAGCCTGTGTTGAACGCCTTGAAAACACTGTGGTGCGATACTTGGCAGAGTATTTCAGACTTTTGGAACGAATGGGGACAGCCTATATTTGACGGCATAAACGAGGGTATAACCACCACAAAGAACATATTTCTCAACCTGTGGGAAACGGTCTTGAAACCTGTGTTTGACAAGCTCATGGACGTTGCTGACAGCGTTTGGACGGAGCACTTGAAACCTCTGCTTGATGAGTTTCTCGACTTTGTTGGAACACTTATCACGAGCGTTCTGAGCATTTACAACAAAGCCATAGCACCTGTTGTGAATTGGCTTGTGAGCATACTCGGACCGATAGTCAGCAGTGTGCTTGGCAAGATAATAAAAACAGTGGGTAATGTCATAAGCAATATAATTGACGCCGTGAAGAACATCATTTCAGCACTTAAAGGCGTTGTGTTGTTCATAGCGGGAGTGTTCACCGGTGATTGGAAAAAAGCTTGGCAGGGTGTAAAGAAGATCTTCAAAGGCGTGTGGGACGCACTTGTTGACATAGCAAAAACACCTATTAATTTGATAATCGGGCTTATAAATGGTCTGACAGGTGCAGTTGAGGACGCTTTGAATTGGATAATCGACGGCATAAACGAGCTGAGCTTCACGACGCCTGATTGGCTTCCCGGTGATCTTGGCGGTCAGACATTTGGCTTTGACCTAAGCCAAATTGATATCCCCGAAATACCCAAACTTGCCCAAGGTGCAGTAATACCGCCGAACTCTGAGTTTCTTGCAGTTCTGGGCGATCAGAAGCGTGGTACGAATATTGAGGCACCGCTTGATACTATCACACAGGCTGTTTTGCAGGCTCTTGTGTCATACGGCGGAGCAGGGGGCAACCAGAAGATAAGCGTTACCATACCGCTTACGCTCAACGGCAGGACTATCACACAGATAGTTATTGATGATATCAATGACTATATCAAACGCAACGGCAGGTCGCCAATAAGGGCATAGGAGGTGCAGAAAATGAAAAGCAGAGGACTTATATTCGGCAGCGAAAGGGTCGCCACACCTGCGGAAGTGAGCTTTACAAACAACAAGATATGGTCGAACAATGCAGGGCGAACGGCTAACTGCAAAATGGTGGGCGATATAAGAGCCATAAAGAAAACTGTCACGTTGAAATGGTATCATCTCACAGGTGAGGAGACGGCAAAGCTCAATGAGTATATCTCCAACGTTGACAGTCCGTTTTTCAGTATCACGCTCCTTGATGAGACATTTCAGGAAAGCACTTTTGACGTTTATGCAGGCGACCCAACTTATGAAGTTTTCGGCTGGGACGAAAAGCGGCAGTTTTGCAAAGGCGTTGCTGTTGACCTTATCATGCAGTAGGAGGCGGATATATGTATACAACAAGTACAACCGTCTCCTCACGCATCGAAAGCTACTGCCGCACATGGCGTATGTGGCTTGAAAACGACGAGAGCGTAATAATGGGGGACAACATAATGTCCGCTACCAGTGACGTGCAGTCAACGAGCCTCAGTGACGACATAGAGCTTGGTGCAGTGTGCTCACAGTCTTGGGCATTACAGATAAACGATGCTGAAGCACGTTTCCTCGGCAACGAGTATGACCTTTCCTTGTACCTTGCGGACCTCACAGGCGTGACCACCTACTCCACCCTAGAAGCCTACACCTACGCTGAGCTTTCAAAGCTGACAGTTGAGCAGATAAGCAAGCTTGGAGAAGTGCTTGACGACGAAAAAATACCAATGGGACGTTTCACCTGCGTTAAGTCGAAAAAGTCGGGCGGCAGTGTCCAGCTGACAATGGCGGACAGGCTGTACTTCTCGGACAAGCCATATGTACCGCATATCCCTATGCCAAACTGGAATAAAGCCGTCGAAGACGACATTTGCAGACAATTAGGATTGCAGAACGGCAATGACTACACAGAGGTGCGACTACTGCGTGACAAGAACGGCAGAAGGTTGATAGATAAGAACGGCAAGGTGCTGTACTCAAAGTATTTCTATTTCAAGGTCAGCTCAGTGCCAAAGGACGTGACCATGCGGCAAATGCTGTCTTACCTTGCCTCAGCTCAGGGGCAGTTCGGGTATGTTGACCGCTTCGGGCGGTACGTCCGAAAATGGTACGGCTCGAGCGTGAAAACGCTTGATAACAACACAATAGACCTGCCAACACTGTCTGAAAGGCAGAACGCTATCGTGGGCATTATCTGCAAAGTGAGTGATGATGTAACGCTGTCGCTTGGTGTGACAGATACAACGCAGGGTAGAGTTTTAGAGTTTGAAAATCCATACATGACAGAGTCTTTGCTACAATCTCTGTGGCGCAGGATAGGTGGATTTTCGTGGTACACCACTGAGCTATACCACAGACTTGGTGACCCACGTTTCGACATAGGTGACGTGGTGACCTACACCAACGGTGCAGACAGCTATGACATACCAATAACAAATTTAGAATTTACTTTTGACGGCGGACTGAGTGCTGATATTTCTGCGGTAGGTCTGTCGGTAGAAGAACAGCTTTAAGGGGGGCGAGATAATGGCTGATGAAAATTTGACATTGGCGCAAGATATCAACGACTATCCTATGCAACACGCAGGCGAGGAAATCGATGAGATACTGAGCCGAGCCGGCAAGATACACTATGGCACTGTGGAATACAAGATGACGAAAGCGAATCCATTGATGCAGATACCGCTTGGACTGACCTTTGCGCCTAAACAGGTAATAGCAACGCTACGGCAGACAGACACACCAACACCATATCAGAACTACTGCACCCACGTTTATGGGTCAGGAACGTCATACTATATGAGTGTCTGCATGGGAGCTAATAACGGGCCAACATTGGAAACCGTTCCAACAGGAACATACTATGTTGATTATATTGCAATAGAGTAAAGAGGGGTGATTAAATGACGATAACATTAAATGCAGATTATGACGTAACACTGAACACAGCCCTGCTGGGCTACGTCGGCGAAACGAACGCTAGACCCGTGTCGGTCGAAGGGCTGACAGTAGACGGCGCAGACCGCTATGTGCTGACTATCGACTACGGTGACGGCACTGCCTATGAGGTCGATATCACAGGCGGACAGTGGACACCTACGGCTGATATACTGCGTTCAGCGCAGACAGTCAGCTGTCAGATAGCGGCGAAAAAATTAGCAGGCAATGAGTATATATTAGTTAAAAAATCACGCATATTCCGTCTGAGAATAGGTGCGGCTATCGGCGATACAGCTATCCCGTCACCAAGTGTGGCAGCCGACGCACTAGACCGCATAGACGCCATAGGCAGGCAGGTACACGCAGATATGCAGACCGCCGTCACTGCTGCAGAAACAGCGACAACAATGGCAAATAACGCCGCTAAATCTGCCACAGCCGCAGAGAAATCAGCCGACACGGCAACGCAGGTGGCAAGCCGTGCTGAAACCGCAAAGACAGCGGCTGAAACGTCCGCAACACAGGCAGACACCGCCATGAAGGGTGCAGAAACCGCACGTCAGCAGGCGGTCACAGCGCAGAATAACGCTAAAATATCCGCAGCCCAGGCGTCAGTGTCAGCACAGCAGACCACAGCCGACAAGAACATAACAGCAGGCTACGCAAAGACCGCCAAGACCTGTGCTGACAGCACTGCGGCAGACAGACAGGCGGTGCAGACGTTGGCAACGCAGGTCACAGCCGATAAGGCTATTGTGGCAGACCATGCTGCTAAGGTCGCAGAGGATAGAACTGCCGCTGAAACTGCCGCACAGACAGCACAGGCGGTGGCTGACAGCCTGCCAGATGACTACACAACAGCGGTCGGAAAGATAGCTGAAAATACGGCTGAAATTTCTGCGGTAAAGTTATCTGAAAAGGAACTGCAACGTAGGGTAAATGCGTTATATGATATAGGTCAGGGTATCACGCATAGATTTGAGACTGATAGTAGCACAGCATATGCTAAGACTATTCCTACAGGCGGTAAGCTGATGTCGGTGAAGAATATTGGTGGTAGGTCTATCATGTGGAATCAGCTGGTTAAACCAGTACCCACTGTAGTCACACAAGCGGGTGTAAAATTTACGTTTTCTGACGATGGCATTATTACACTGAACGGAACGGCTACCACAACAGGTAGTGCAGTTTCTGTGCAATCTGTTAAAAACCAAAAAGGGCATAAATATCTAATGATTGCAAGCCCATTGTCAGGTGTTTATGGAAAAGATCAATTGCAGTTTAGTTCGCAATCATATGGACAGGATTCTACAGGCCACGGGACTATAATCACAAATGAAAGTAGCAATGAAAAATGGTACTACACGTTATATGTGTATGAGGGCGTTACATATGATAACGTTAAACTACAACCACAGATTTATGACCTCACCGCCATGTTCGGTTCGGGAAACGAGCCCACAACTGTGGAAGAATTTGAGAAAATATTCCCAGCGGACTACTACCCATATAATGCTGGGGAAGTTGTCCGCACTGGGGTGACAGAGGTCGCTGTGGGTGATACCGCCTACCCTATCCCCGAAGCTATCAAGGCACTGCCTGGCTACGGCTGGTCGGCAGGAACGGCACGAAACTATGTGGACTATGAGAATAAACAATACGTTCAGTGCGTACAAAGTGTTGATTTGGGAACACTGAGTTGGGTTGCAGGTGTCGGTGGAAAAGTAAGTTTTCAAACATCGCAAGTTACAGGGCAGAAATTGACAAAAAATTATAGCGTTCCGCCAAATATCATTTGTTCAAAATATTCGACAAAAACGCAGAATGAACTATGGGGTCACATAAATGTAACAGGTATAACGGCTGATGCTAACACTGACGGGTATATCGATGTCAACGATACGTCCTACACCGACGCCACCGCATTCAAACAGGCTATGCAGGGTGTTATGTTATATTACGAATTGGAAACCCCTATCGTAACCGACATTTCATCGTTAATACCAGATGACTTCCTGCGAAATATTGAGGTTGAGGCAAAGGGTAGCGTGACATTTAAAAACAGCAATGGTGATGATTACAGAATACCAGTGCCGTCAGAAGAAGAATATATCGTGAAGCTGAGTGAAGTAGGAGGTACAACATGACGAAGTTAGAAAAATCTATGGTTGAGAGCATGGGGCTGACGGAAGATAATTTCAACAAACCAAAGGTCACCGAGATAGACAGGATAAAGGCAAATGTTGATTTTCTGGCTATGTTGAACGGTGTTGAGTTGGAGGTGAGCGGCGATGAGTAAAAACTATGCAAAGGTCAAGAGATACTATGACACCCGTTTGTGGTCGGTTGCTATGGTGCACACCGCCGTCGGCAAGTGGATCACGGCTGAGGAGTATACAACAATCACGGGACAAACATACGAAAGAGAGGAACAGTAATGAAAGAAAACACAGCAAAAATCATCATTTCAGCGATAGCCGCAGGGCTGTCAGCGTATTTCCGTGTTATGGCGATACCTATAGTCATTCTGGTGCTTGTGATGATCATCGACTATATCACAGGAATGTGGAAAGCATGGAGCAGGGGCGAGCTGTCAAGCCGTGTCGGTCTTAAAGGGCTTTTCAAGAAAGTCGGCTACATATTCGTGGTGGCGGTGTCAGGCGTGCTTGATTGGCTCTTTATCTCAGGACTTTCACAGATAGGCATTGAGGTAAGTGTCAGCTTTTACTTCGGGCTTATTGTGACGATATGGTTTATCATCAACGAGTGTATTTCTATCTTGGAAAATCTTGCGGTGATAGGTATACCACTGCCGTCATTCTTGGTGAAGATAGTACACAAGCTTAAAATCACAGTTGAAAACAAAGTGGATACAAACGAAAGTGAGGAATAACAATGAATTACGATGAGTTTATCAAGAAGCACAATGGCGTAGCCGTTGACTATGACGGAGCAGCAGGCAGGCAGTGTGTAGACCTTGCAACGGCATATTTTAACGAGGTCTTCGGTTCAGGTATCAAGAATTTCTGGTATGACGCACATCACTTTTGGGATTTGTTTGACAAAAATACTTGGCTGAAAGCAAATTTCACAAAGGTAAAGAACACGCCAAGTTTCGTGCCGAAAAAGGGTGATGTAGCGATATGGTCAGGCACGTTGAATGGCGGCTGGGGTCACATAGCAATCTGCACCGGTGAGGGCAACACGAGTTATTTTTATTCGTATGACCAAAACTGGAGCGGAAAAGCTTGCACTAAGGTCAAGCATACTTACGACCACATTGCAGGCTTCCTGAGACCAAAGAACCAGAGCAAGATAAGTGCGAAAGTGCTTGACAAGACAGGCTACAAGCAGGGCAACAAAACAAACGGTGTGCTTGCGCTCAAGGAGCTGCTGCTTATTGCAAAGGCGGTCAAGCTTCACAACGTAGGTATGGATAAGAACGGTACATACGGAAAAGGTACTGCAAAGGCAGTTAATACCTTGCTGAAAAAGTGGGGGTACAGCGAGAATGGCATTGCAGGCGTGAACTTCATCAAGAAGCTCAGCGACGAGATTACAAAGAAGATTAAGTAGGTAGAATTTCAGCCGTCTCGGACTTTTATGGGTCTGAGGCGGCTGTTTTTGCGTACACGAATTATACACGATAAAGCTGAATTGTAAATATATGCTTGTGAAACACGGAGCAAGAAAAACGGCTTAAATGACGTAAATGCGTGGTTTGCGAGTAGTTTTATAAAACAATAAAAAGTGGTGTGAAGTGGTATATTTAATCTCTCCATCTCCGCCAGCAGGGGCATGCCCCTGCACCCAATCCGCTATCATTTATGGTAGCGGATTTTTTTGCTCCCGCCCATAGGTATGATATGCTGGGAGGGGTTTGATGCTCGCCGTGACGGGCATTTCCCGTCATGGCTTTTTGTTGCCCAAATTCAGTACCGCTCAGGCAAGTTTGAACGTAAACCTTACAATTCAGAGCTTGCCCCTGCACCCAATTCCGCCTTACTGTGGTAGGGCGGATTTTTTTGTTGCCGCACAAAATCTTGCATTTCCACCCGAACTGTGTTATAATCCTATATATCAAACATCATAACACGGAGGTCTATC